GTGCGTGGCCCACGAACTTGGCAGGGGTGGGGTAAAAGATTCCTTACCGACCCGCTTATGATTAGGATTTTTTTCTATAATTTTCCGCGCCTGAACTGCCGCCCGATCGCTTGGCTTCGGCTGCATTCTGACGCGCGACAGAATGCCAGGCGCTACCCTGCTGGCCCGCAGCAGCACCTTCTTCGCGCGAATGCTTATGGCCTGCTTCGTCAGGCCCATCCGCTTCGCTAACTCTGTTTGCAGCGGCGCATCGGGAAGGCCCAGGATAATCCTGATAAGATCGAAGTGATCAACAACCGCCTGGTCATCGGAAGCGCCCAGCATAGCCAGGGCATCGCTGATAACTTCCTGCATTCGTTCCAGGCTAACCCAGGTATCGCTTTGCGTTTCAGGTTCGGCGCGCCTGGGGTCATCGCCGTTCCATTGTTCCGCGTTGTCATAGATCGGGAACGAATGCCTGGGCAGTCCCATTTCGCGATAAGGCCCAGCGTTGCGCTTCCGATATTCTTCCTGCTTCTTCTTCGGCAAGGTAGCGAACCAACGATCAAACTGCCGTTCTTCGGCGCGGCCTTCGCGCAAGGGCGGCGGCGTTGGTTGCTGGTCAGGCATAGGGTTATTAACAACGGGAAAAGGTTAATATCAAACTGACTTTATCCAAAGGTTTGCCTGGGCATCGAAGCGCAGCAGGCCATAGCGAACGGCATAGGTTCTTAACCGCTTAAGCCTGGCTGGGGTTGGATCGTAACCAGCGGCCTGGATCGCGTAAGCCTTTAGGCCTTTGTCGGCTGGGCTGAAGGTATCAGGGAGGTAGGCCAGGATTGCCTTGATGCGTTCGATGCGCGCTGCCTTGGCTGCCTGCTGCATCGAATTGATATGCGCCAGGTTGGCGGCCATAGCGGGCTTATGATCGCGCCAGGCCTTGCGCCATTTAACGGCTTTAGTTACCGCCCGCTTATTGAATCTTTTAGTTCCCATAGTCAGGCGGCGCGCGGGGTAGCGGTTAGGGGTGCAATCCCCTTTGTAGCGTAAGCGTAAAGCAAAGGGGTAAATCCCCTAACAATACCCTTTAGGGTATTACGGTTGTGCCAGGCTTCGGGAATGTTCAGATTGGCAGGCTGCCAGAAGCCCGCCAGGGTAGGCAGGGCGGGGAAGGTATAGGCCAGCCCATCCAAAGGCTGCCACGGGCCAGCCAGGCTATCAGGATAGGCTGCCAGGTTATACATCTTCGGAAGGGATAGGGTCGGTATTCCGTTCCCAGCAGATTTGGCCGCGAACCTTTGAATGCCTGATTCGCAGGCTGTCGGTAAAGCGGCCCTGGTTATCCTGCAGGCCTGCCCTGGTTCCGCGCTTGCCCAACTTCAGGACGAAATGAGGCAGTTCGTTATCTTCGCGGCGAAGGATCGCCGTAGCCCTGAACCAATTGGCAAGTTCGCTGCTGCCCGTGAAATCGTATGTCGAAGTTATGCTGCCCTGTTCTTCCTTCTTCTTCGGCGGCTTGTTCTGGTGATGAACCGCGATAAGCGCGCAGCCCGTTCGCATCAGGCAAGGCTGCAGGATATGGCGCAGGAAATGGCTGCAGAAATCCTGCTTTGATACATCGCCGCCCGCGAATCCCAGAAGGGGATCAACGAAGGCCAGATCGCAGGAATGCCTGGTAATGAGTTCTTCCAGGGTTTGCCCGAAGGCTTCGCCTGTCTTGACGGCTTCGCGGTAGATAAAGATTTGTTCGGATAGGCGCGCGCGTTCGCTGGCCGACAGGTTAAGCGCGGCGCAGCAGTCAACCCATTGTTCGCTCAAATCGCCCAGGTCGTTTTCGGATTGCAGGATCAGGATACGCAGCGGCTTGACGGGCTTCATTCCCCATAGGTCGAAGCCAAGCGCCCAGCGGATCGCCATAGTTGTAACCAGGGTAGATTTGCCGCAGCCAGCCTGGCCTGAAAACAGAAGGCTGCCGCCCTTGCATAGCCAGCGCCGACCGATCAGGTTGTTGGGGTCGTTATCGCGGTCGAATGCCTCAAGTTCTGTCAGTTCCATTTTCTGCTCCCCTTCCTTCGGCGCGTAGGCCTGCAGCGCGGCCTTGGCCTGGGCGGCGAATGACGCGGCAAGTTCGTTAGGTTTGAACGCGCCAGATTGGGCGCGCTGAATCGTTCCCTGGGCGATGCCGATAAGCAGGCGGGCCTGATGCGCTTCGCTGACGATCGCCGCCGATGCGCGCAGGTTAGGGGAAGGCGCGAATAGCGCGCCCGTCAGTTCGTTGATGTAGGCGATGCCGCCAGCCTGTTCGATGACTCCCTGGTTGCGCAGGTAGTTCGATACGGTGATTTCGTCAGGCAGCGCGTTGGCTTCGGCGGCAACGGCCTGGATCGCGTTCCAGATAAGTTGATGCTTCGGTTCGTAGAAGCAGGCGGGTGATAGGCCAAGTTCGGCGCAGGCCTTCAGGCTTGGCTTGTTGGCATCGGAATCGACCAGGCAGGAAGCGATCAGGTTGCGTTCCGCGTCAGAGTCAAAGGGTAGGGTCAGCGGTTGGGCTGGCATAGGGTCGATAGGTTGGGCGGCTGGTTGTGGCAGCCTGGGGTTGTGTTCGGGTTAGTGGTAGCGGGCAATCAGATAAGCATAAGGGAAGCCAGGCCGCGACCGTGGCGCTTGATCTGGTCGGCGCTGCCAGGCTGCCAGCGGCTTCGGTCAGTCCAGCCGATCGATGAGGTAGCAGAACGAACCAGCAGCAGATCGAAGTTCGTGCGTTCTTCTTCGTTCGCGGCTTCGATGCCGTCCGTATAGATCAGCAGCGTATAAAGCGGAACGCCGCGCAGTTCAGCCCAGGTAGCGCAGCGCGAAAGTTCGTTTGAATAACGAACATCGGTAACGATTACCGTCAGGCCTGCGGCGATATGTTCGGCGGCCTGCTCAAGCGCAAGTTCAACGAAGCAATCCTGATGGATCGCGCGGCAGGCCTTGCCAAGTTCGACCAGCAGCGCGCGGTTGTTAACCTTAAAGGCTTCATCGGCGAAGCCAGGGATATCCCAGCCAGGCCCGATGATATCGCGGATAGCCCGATCGGCTGCTACCTTCAGCGGATCGGCGAACGAAACCTTAACCGCGCCGTTGATAGCGCCAGCCTGCAGCCCAGCCGCCAGGGTGTCTTTCCCAGCGCGGGCATAGCCGCAGACCAGGATCAGGGCGGGCCTGATCTGGTCGATGTTCTTCGGCAGTTCGGTGTTCACGATCAGAAGGGCGGGTTCTGATCGTCAGCGAAACCGATTTCAGGCTGGGCGGCGGGCGCGGCCTTCGGCTTCGGCTGCCAGGCGGGCGCTGGGCCTTCCTGCAGGGAAGCGAAGCGGCTAACCTTCTTAACGATATGTTCGCTGCCGTCCTTCCAGGTTTCGTTAACCTCGATCACATCGATCGCGATAACCTTGCCTTCGGCCTGGCCGATGTAGGCGGCGAAACCAGCCTGGTCTTTCGGCGGCAGGCCGCCGCGCTTGCCCGTAGCGGTATTGACGAAGGCGGCTGCGCGCTTCAAAGCGCCTTCGGTCGAAGCATAGAACAGTTCGTTGATCTTCTGGTTGTCATTCGTAACCAGCAGAACGCGAACCTTGGCATCGCCTTTGGAGGTAACGCCGATATCTTCTTCGCGCAGTTTGCAGATACGAACGGAGTAGCGCCCAGGCTGGGCGATCGGCTGCAGTTTAGGCTTATTGTTTTCGGTAGTCATATTGTTTCAGGGTTAAGGTTAGGCGAAGGTAACGCTATCCAGGCCGCTGCCCTGGCTGGCGCGCGGCTGCAGGTTGACGATCTGCTTCGGATAAAGCGGGTAATGATTCATTTCGCGGGCCGCGTTATAGGCTTCGATAGCCTGCTGCAGCAGAACGCCGCCTTCGGCGATCAGTTCGCGCGACAGGTCGAAGGTAGCGGTCGCGTAAGGGTTGGCCTTTTCGACAAAGACCAGGCGAAAGCCAGCGGGCCGTTCCCCGAAAACGAGTTTGTAAATCAACTGATAGAACGCGGCCTGCAGGTGATAGCCGCGCGCATAAACTTCGCGAAGGATATTCTGCGGCGTAGCGTAGCCCGTATAGGTTTTGAGATCGTAGATAAATCCGTCCGCGCCGATCAGATCGATCTGGGATTTAAGCGGCGTTGCGCCGTAGTCGGCGGTCAGGCAGAGTTCGGTCGCGATCGGCTGGACTCCCCAATGCTTCAGTTCATCGACCAGGGCGCGGGCATAGGCCACGGCTTCCAGGTATTCTTCGCGGTCGGCAACGATCTTCCCAGCGGCCTGGCTGTCGAAGGCCTGCCAGAACTGCAGCGCTTCGATATGTTCGGGCTTCGGCTTCTTCGCGGTAGCCTGCTTTTCGGTCGGGCGCTTCGGCGCATCTTCGGGTTCGCAGATCACCAGGGCGGCGAACTCATCGGGCTGCAGGGCGGCCATATGCGTAAGCCGACCGATGCGCAGCGCGGCGGTATCCTTGCGCGGGTTGGTAAGTTCGGCCAGGTAATGACCAGGGGAATGAAGGATCGCCTTGCAGCCGCTTTGGTTAAGCGCGGGCTGATGGGCATCATATTGTTCGCGCGTCCAGGTTGCGGTCGGCAGGGCGGCAATCTGTTCTTTTGTGATAGGCATAGGTTTGCTGGTTTGTTTGGGTTGGGAAAGGGTTAGAAGCGCGGCGGCTTGTGCGGGGAGTAGGGTTTGAAGTCGTGGTAGTTAAGAACCAGCCAGAAGGAAACGACCGAATAGCGGAAGGCCTTATGATTGTTCTTCGTCCAGGCAGCCAGGTTGGCTTTGAACGCTGGCAAATCCTGGGCGCTGACTTCCAGGCTGGCATCGACCGAATCGATCAGGGCATATAGCGCGAACTTGGCCGCGCCTTCTTTGCGCTGCGCGTAATGCTGGCGGGTTACGGCCTTCGGGATAGCGGGGAACGCGGGCATAGGTTCAGGCGTTGCGATAATGATCGTTCGTAACGATGCCCTGGTTAAGAAACCAGCGGCAAACGCTGATCTTTGTCGCGCCGATCTTCGCGCCGATCTGTTCGTATGTCATTCCCGTTGCGCGCAGCGGCGGCAGAATCTTCGCCCAATTCTTCTTATCAACGCGCGGGCGGCTGTAACTGTTATGAACCTTGATGCCCAGCAGTTCGGCATAGGTAGCGGCGGTTTCGCGGGTAACTCCCAGGCGCGCTGCCATATCTGGGAAGTTCAGGCGCTCGATATCGTTAAGGCGAATCAGTTGATCGCGGACTGCCATAAGTTTGTTATGCAGGCTGACGCTGACGGGCTGGCCGTTCGGCGCGTTCAGTTTCGCGCGCGGTCGGCGCTTCTTCGGTTCGTTTGGCATTCGGGTTGCGGCGTATATTTGTTAATGGAAAAGAGGAACTGCCAGCGGGCGCGATCTGATTCGCGGCCTTTGGCTGTGCGGGTTTGTTCGTGCGGCGTTTGCTGCTTAAGGCCTGGACGGGCGCGGGCTTGTTTTGCTTTGCTCAAGGGTTAGGCAAGGCTGGCCTTGGCTTCGCGCCTGGCCTTGCGGAACTGACGGCCCGACAGGATCAGCGCCTTGCGGATATGACGCGGGCGAACGCCTGCTTCGATGAGAAGGGAAGCCGATAGGCGGCGCTGCTGCAGGCCTGCGGTAACAGCCGCAGGGTAAACCGTGATCGGCAGGCAGGGGTTGATCTTCGGGTTAGGCTTTGCCATAGCGTTCAGGCCTTCGGGGTTTCAAGTTGGGCGCGGATCGCGTCAACGAAGGTTTGCAGCATTCGGCCCTGATGCAGCGCCGTAACCTTGGCTTCGTCAAGTTCCTGCAGCCCGTCCCCAGCGCCCAGCCAACCCTTGCGGCGCAGCAGTTCGGCGGCGGCTTCCTGGGCCTGTGGGGTCGTGATGCCAGCGGCGATGAACCAGGCGGCAGGCTTCGGCTGCGCGGCGGCGGCCTGGGCGGGCTGCGGCTTGTGCGCTGCTACCTGGATCGGCTTCGATGCGGCGTTGCCGTCATCGTCCTGCTCATCGTCCCCTGCAACTCCCAGGATAGTCGCGATAGCGTAGCGCTTAAGGTAGGTCATCGCGCTGCCCTGGGCCTGCAGGTTGATGCCAGCGGCCTTGATGCCAAGGGTATCGAACTCGAAAATATGCCCGCTGCTGCCGTGAAGGATTTGGGTTTTGATGCTGATTCGTTCTTCGTTGCTGTTCGGAATCTGCAGCAGCGCCAGATCGTAGCGCGCCAGGATAGGCTTAACCTGGGTAAGCAGATCGCCCAGCCCGAAATATTTGCTGCGGAAATGCGGGTTGATGCGGGTAGCCTGGACATTGGAACAATCCCCGATTGCGCGAACCAGCGCCTGCGTAGGCGTAAGGTTTTCGGTGATGCGGTTCGGGCTGTCGATATAGTCAGCGTTAATTTGAACGGTCGGTTCTTCGATCTTCTTCGGGCGGCTCATTGGTTGGTTGGGTTGTGGGAAAGTTCAGATCAGGCGTTCGGCTGCGCGGCCTTGGCTGCGGCAAGTTCCGCGTAAGCGGCGGCGAAATCCAGAAGTTTATCGTGCCTGGTTCGCATCGTCTTGCCAGCCTTGCCGATGCAAAGGTTATAGTAGGGAACGCCGTTGATCAGGGTCGGCTTCAGGCGGCGCGCAACGCTGCCGTCAGGCAGGATATAATACGGGCTTGCGCCGATCTGCTGAACGCCTGCGGTATAGGCGATAAGGGTAGGGCGCTGCGCGGGCGCGGCGGCCTGGTCGGGTTTGATTTTATCTTTGGGCATCGTGGGAAAGTTTACCGCAGCGAAGCGCTGATTCGGTATTCGATTGTTTCGGGCAGGCGCAGCGCGTAATCGAGCAACAGCAGCGCGTCAGCCGTTTTAAGGGTAAGGCCTTCGGTCGAAGGATAGCGGCGGGCTGCTTCGGCTTTAAGCGCCGCCTTCCATTGGGATTGCGAACGATCTCCGCGCGGAATGCCAAGGCCAGCCTGCCAGGCCTGCGGCGTTACCAGGATCAGGCGCTGCTGGCGGCCTTGCGTAAAGCCTTCAAGCCAGCCAGCGGATTTGCCTAACTTGAACGCGGCGCTGCTGGGGATAAGCCGACCGACAAAGGGCGGAACCTTCTCAATCACGACCGTAGCGTTAAAGGGAATCAGATCGCGCAGTTCGGCAGGATCGGCTGGCATCGGGAACAGCCTGATGCCGTTCTGGTCAGCGATAGCGATGCCGCCTGATTTAGCACCAGGATCGATAGCAGCGATAGTTTGCATTTGTGTTAGGCGGGTTGCAGTCAGCGGGTAAGGCTGGCGGTCTTGCGTATCGTTATGCCTGGGCAGCGTGAAATATCAAAACCCCTTTTAGCGTAGCCGCTGAATCCCAGGTTGTGCATCGCGTAAAGATCGGCGGTTGTCGGGCTGCGGCCCGTAGCGCGGGCGAAGCGATCGCCCAGGTAGGCCAGCCAGGTTGCCAGGTAGGCGCGGGCCGCGATCGGGTTGGCTGCCTGGCTATAGGGGTAGGTAGGCAGGCCGCGCGCTGCGCGAACCTGGCTGCAATCCTGCCAGGCTGCCTGGTGAAATTGGGCCAGGCCGACCGCCTTCCCGTTGTCCCCTACCGCGCCAGGCCTTCCAGCGCTTTCGATGCGAATGACGGCATCGACCTGCCAGGCTTCGACCGAAATGGCGGCAGCGGGCAAGCCAGATAGGAAGAACAGTAGGGCGGCGGTTCGCATCAGGCGCGGCCTTTAGGGGTAAGGTTGCCGTGAAGCGGCGCAGGATCATCGCGCAGAAGAACCTGCCAGGAAATGCCGACCGCGCCGCCTGCGGCGTTATAGGCCGTAACCCAGGCTTCCAGCGCGCCCGCTTCCTGCATCGCCTGGGCGGTTTCGTCAGCCAGGGTTTGCGCCTGGCGGCGGGCGGCAGCCTGGTTGATATCGCCGCAGATAACGCGATCGTTGATGAAGCCAACCTGGCAGGCCAGCATATGCAGCAGGTAAAGGCTTCGGTCGCGAACGGTAGGGGAATCCATAGCGGTTAGAACTTCGGGTTATCGATGAGTTCCAGAAGGCTGGGATAATCGTTGCCGAAGAAAACCGAAAGCGCGAAGGCGATCAGGGCGGCCAGGGCCAGAGCGATAAGGATAGCGCGAAGCATAGCGGTTAGTTATTCGGGTTGGAGTTGCGGGCCATAAAGACAGCCTGGCGATAAACTTCCTGGGCGGCCTTCAGGTCAGCGCCGTAATGCTTAACCTGCAGGTAGGCTTCGCCGATCAGTTGGGCGCATTCGGCCTGGCCGTGTTCGGGCAGATCGGCATAAAGCGCGACCGCTTTCTTAAGGCGCTTGCGCCAGGTTGCCAGGTTGGCTTTGCAGATCAGGCGATCAGCGTTAGCCATTTCGATTTCTTCGGCGGTAATCATATGCGTTCGGGTTGTTGGGTTGGGTTGTGGGAAAGGATTAGGAATTGAACCAGGCCTTGCGGTTGGCGGCCTTCAGTTTCTTCTTCGCATCGGCGCGGGCATCGAACGCGGCGTTCAGTTCGGCTTCGGCAGCCTTGCGCGCATCGCGGGCGATCTCATAAGCAGCCCAGGCTTCAGCCTTCGCAGGCGTGTTACGCTTCGCGCGGAAGAAAGCCGCGTAAGCGTCCAGGGCAGCAGCCTTCGCGGCTTCGTTCTTATCAGCCAGCGCGTTGATGATCGGGAAGAACTGCGTATCGATTTCGGCTTCGGTAGTCATATCGGGTTAGGGTTTGCGGGTTAGGAATATCAGGAAGGTAGGGCAGGCCTGGGCGGATAGTCAAACTATTTGTTTAGCCGTTGATGCGCTTGGCTTCCTTCGCGGCGCGCTGCCAGCCGACCAGGGGAAATGATCCATCGGGCCGCAGTTGGCTGATGCCGACCAGCAGGCCACGGCAGCGGGCCTGGTAGGCGCGCGCGTTGCGGCGCTGGGCGGCCCAATAGTTGAACGCGGTAAGCGCTTCGCGATCGGCAGGCTGGGCGCGCAGGGCGGTTTCCCATTCGCGTTCCTGGGCGCTGCAGGTTTCGGCATCCAGGCCAGAAAGTTCCCAGGACATATGCAGGCATTCGCGAACCGCCTTAACGGCAGGATCGTCAAGGCTGGTCGGAACGGCGGGCTTGGCTTTGCGGGTAGTCATAACGGGTAGGGTTGCGGGTTAGGGTTGGGAAAGGATTAGCCGTTCTTCAGAACATCGGCAGCGTTATCGCGGATGAACACGAAGGCCGCGTGCGCTTCCTCGAAAGTTTTGATCGCGGCCTTGGCAGCCTTGCGGCTGGCGGTGCTATGGCCCTGCGGGCCGTTGTGCAGATCGCAGGCGGCATCGGCAGCAGCGCGGGCAGCCTTCAGGTTATCGCCAGCGCGGCGCAGCAGGGCGATCAGAACTTCGTTAGCGGGTTTCATATGCGGGTTGTGTTTTGCGGGTTAGGAATATCAGGAAAGTAGATCAGCCTGGTGCTATGTCAAACTATTTGTTTAGCCGCGATAATGCCTGGGCCAGGCGGCCTTAACAGCCTGGCAGAAGGCCAGGAGTTCGGCCTTATCCTTCGGCGCTTCGGGCAGATCGCGCCAAATCCAACCAGCATAAAGGTTGGCGCTATGCGTAACCAGCGGCAGCGCCTTGGCAGGGAAGCAATCGCCTGGCTGGCGGCGGCGCGGGTTGCCGTTCGCGTCAACGCTGATCTGGGCGAAGCCTTTGCCTTCGGCAACCAGGCGGCGCAGCGTAGCGATCTGCGCGCAGGCGCTGACCAGGAAGCAGCAGTTCTTAAGCGCTTTGTGATTGGCTTCGTTGAAGATCGGCAGGGCGGTATTCATATTGCGGTTTTCAGTTCTGATAAGTTAGGCCTGGGGTTGGGCTGCGTCAAACTCTTTTTTAGATGCTGCCGACAAACTCCTTCGGGAAGCGCTTTGCGCATTCCGAACCGATCGGGAAGCAGCCCTGGCTGACCGCGCAGTTGTCCTGGTTTTCCGCGAAGGGAATCCAATAGCCAGCGATCGCGTAGTGAGCGAACAGGTTAGAACCTTCGACCAGGCGCTTGCCGCAGCAAACGCAGGCATCGCCGCGCTGGTTGGCCTTTTCGTTGAAGTTCATTTCAACGGTCAGGGTAGGCTTGCCAGCAATTTCGCGGATGATCACGGGGAACAGTTTGGTTTTCATATCGGGTAGGTTTTGCGGGTTAGGAATATCAGGACAGTAGAACGGCCTGCCCTACCGTCAATAGGCAAATCAAACTATTTGTTAGCCAGCCAGGCAGCCCGCCATTTGGCCCGCTTTTCCTGCCGTTTTACCAGCCTAACCAGCCTTTTCAGCCGATCTACCTGGGCGGGCTGCCCTGCCTTTCTGGCGGCCTTTAGGGCCAGGGTAAGGGGTAGCATAGGGCGCGGCATAGAACTCCAGCCTGAAGCCAAGCCAGGCGGCAAGGCCAGCCTATTCCCGAACGCGCCGATAGTTCTGCCGCCAAAGCGCTTCGACAACTACCGCCGTCAAATGCCGAACCTTGGCTTCGCTCAAATCCATATCGCCGATATGCAGCGCTTCGTGAACCAGCGTGTTCATCCGCGATCGTTCGCTGCGATGTTTCCGATCGATTCGGATTTCAAACCGATTGCCGCCCAGCGCTTCGGCCTGGCCCAGATCGGCAGCCAGGTTGGTTTCCCGAATCGTGAATCGCTTTTTAATCTTCGCCATTGGTTTCGCCTGGGCGGTCAGCCCAGCCCAGAAGTTTGGCGGCCAGCGCGCAGCCGATCAGGCAGCAGCCCAGGAATAGCGCCAGGCAGATATCGCGGCAGGTTGCCAGCGCCAGGGTCGCGCTGCTCAAGTTCCGTTCCAGGTTCTTGTCATCGCTGCGCAGGCCCGCATCGGTGATAAGCATAACCATCGCATCGGTCGAACGGAACGAAGCCAGGATGAAATCGGCGGTCAGGTAAACGGTCAGCGCGCAGATCATCGAAACGGCAACGCAGCCGATCACGGCCAGCCGAAGGTTATAAGCCTGATGTTCAGCGTTTGCCATTGGCCTTCTTTGTTTTCTTCGGCCTGGCCTGCCTGGTAGGCTTGATGCCAGCGCCGCGCTTGGCTTCGTTAACCTTCCCTTTAAACTTTGCTTCGATGAACTGCAGCCCGTAGTTCTGGATTTCAGGCGCGGCGAAGCCAGCGATGCCGCAAACGCAAACGCGCAGGCTTTCGCTTGTGATGTAATCGCGCGCGCCCAGGTTCACGAAGTAGGCGGTAACGCAGGCGGCAACGGAACTACGCAGGATAAAGCCAAGGCTGGCCCGTTCCTTCTGCAGCAGCAGGCGGGCAATCATAGCCGAACCGCCCAGGGCAGCCGCGATGATCCCAGCCTTGATAGCCTGGTCGGAAGTTACGGTTTCCAGCCCGTCAGTTGATGCGGCTGCGGCGCTCATTTGGCTTGGCCGTCAGGCGGCTGGGGTTCGTCAGGTTCGCAGGTCGGTTCGCCCAGGGTATCTTCAAGTTCGTAGTCGGCAGGGTCGGCTGCTGGCTGCGGCGGCCTGGCCCAGCGCCAGAGTTTGCAGCCGAAGGCCAGGCAGCATTCAACGGCAGCCAAGGCCAGCGCGCCGCCGATGATCCAAGGGAAATAAGCGCTATCGAAAACCCAGGGAAGGGAGGCGACCGCAGCGCCGCCGACCATAACCAGGGCAGCGCTCAATTTGCTAACGCCGATGAAGCCGCCGAAGGCCAGCAGCAGAACGCCTGCACCCAGCATAGCAGCGCCTGCCAGGCCCAACTGCGCCGCGATCTTATCCTTCCGTTCGGCTTCGGCCTTGGCCTTCTGGTCGTTGACCTGGGCCTGCAGCGTTGCGATATCGGCGCGGGCCTTGGCCTGCTGCGCTTCCATTTTCGCCCATAGGCTTTGCAGTTCTTCGTTCAGGCGCTTCCCTTCCGCGATCGCCTTGGCATAGGCGGCAGGGTCGGCGGCCTGGGCGCGGGCGCGGGCCAAGGCCAGATCGCCTTCGGGAACGGGCGGCAGGAACGCGGCAGCCAGGGAAAGTTCGGATTCGACTACGGCAGGTTTCGCGGCGGCGTTGGCTTCGCGGGCGGCCTGGACTGCAGCGCCAACCTTCGCGTCAGCCCGATCCTGCTTTTCCCCGAACGAAGCGGTCGCGTCAGCGCCAGGCTGGGCCTGCGGTTCTGGCAGCGGCTTGTCGGCCTGGGAACGGCAGCCTGCCAGCAGCAGAAGAACCAGCGGCAGCAGGCGGCAGATCATAGGTTTACTTCTTAAGCAGGCCAGCGGCTTCGCGGGCCTTGGCTTCGGCTTCAGCGAAACGCGCTGCGTTCTTTCGGTAGGTAAGCAGGCCAGCCAGGAAGCCAGCCAGCGCGCCGATCAGGAAGGTAACGATATATGCCATAGGTCAGGGAGTAGAAACGAAGCGCGCAGGAACGGCATAGGTAGAACCGTTATAGGACATCAGGATTTCATTCGGATATTTACCCGCATCGAAATTGCCAGCGGTCGGGTTGGCCTGCAGGCCGTTAACCTTGAACTGCGCAGTTCCGCTGAAGATCAGCGCGGTAGTTTTGGTAACGCCGTTGATCTCCAACTTCTGCGTTGCCGTCCAGGTCGAAGGGTCAACGCCGATGCCGACATTACCAGAGGTATCGACAACGAAGGCGCTGGCATCGGGATTAAGCGAATCTTCGACCAGGATCGAAGCGCCCGTTCCCTTCTGCGTAACGCGCAGCGCTGCGGTCGTTGCGGTCGTGTCGATGATCTGCGGGCTGCTGAAGGTATTAGTCGCGTTGCGCGTTGCGATATCAAAGGTTTGGTTAGTAAGCGGCGCGCGATAACGAAGCGTGTCGGTATTCGCAGCCGTCCAGATATCTCCCGCGATCGGGCTGGTTGGCGCGATGCCTGATCCGAGATTAACCCCAGCAGCCGAGGCAGTAGAAGCAGCGAAGTTAACCTTTCCGCTGAAGGTAGCGCCAGCCAGGGCGGCATAGTTATTCAGGATAGAAAGGCTGCCCGTAACATAGGCTTCCGATGCAACCGTTTGCATCGTTGTTCCGTCAGTATAACGCATTTTGCCAGACTGCTGCCAGAACTTGCCAGCGGTATAATCTGGGGTTGGATTGCTTCCCGATCCCAGGAAGATTTGACCGTTCGCGCTGATTGAAACGAAGTTATCAGGGTTGCCCGTAAGCGGGTAATAATTCGCGGCAACATCGCCGCCCGTGATATAGCCCAGGGAAGTAACATCGCCGATCGTGATGAAGCCGCTGGGGTTGGTTCCAGGGTAATAGGTAGCAGCCGCATCGCCGCTGGTAATGAAACCGCTGGGATTGCTGGCATCGTATTTGTTTCCAAGCGCGCTGATCAGGTCAGCCTGGTCGTTGATATCCCCGCTGATGCCGCCCCAGGAAGCGCTGCCTCCGCCCGTGTAGGCCGTAGTTTGAACTGTAGCATCAGGGAAAGTAATCCCAGCAGCCGTTACCGTAACGCTGCCAGAAGCGTTATGAATATGCAGCCCGCTATATTCAACCGTAGCAAACTGCGTTGTGTCAGCGGTCAGTTCCGTTCCGAAACCCCAGCCGCCGATTTCGGTATCCCTGGTAGAATCCGAAAGGGTAATCACGCTGCCGTTGGCGATCGCGCCGCCCGTAATATTGAACTTCAGGGCCAGCGCGGTATCAACGCTGCTGGTCGAATAAACTCCCAGGTTGGTTCGGGCCGTGGCTGCGTCATCCAGATCGGAAAGGTTGTTAACCTGGCGCGTATAACGGCCATCGGCAACGGCCTGGGAAAGATAGGAGTCAAGGACAAGCGGAACAACCGCAGCCGCATCGATGACCGCGTTCTGCAGGACGCAGGGAATCTGCAGGATCGTCAGCGTTTTGCTATCGCTGGTAATCTCAACTTCCAGGTTAGTGGCAACTTCGTTAGCGCCGTCCAGAAGGCTGATCGCTTCGGCGGTATTAAGCGAAAGTTCGCCGACATAGCCGCTGAAGGATTTGATGCCAGAACCGTTGGCCGTCAGGCCGCTGGTTCCAGGCTGAACCGTAACGGTAATATCGTAGGCATAAGCGCCAACCTGGGAAACGGAAACCTTGCCGTCAGCCAGCGCGCCGAACGAAAGGGCATTCTGCACATCAAGCGCCGAAGAACCGACAGGCAGCGCGGCGGTTGAAACATCGTCCCCCGTCAGGGCATCGAAGGCCAGGGCGAACGAACCGCCCTTCGGGTCTGGCGCAATGCTGGCGCGATAGGTAGCGCGGCTGCCGTCCCAGGCCGCCAGGCTTTCGACCGCGATCTGGCTGGCAGCCGTAGCCGTGAAGGAAGTTGCCAGGCCCGCGACAGTCCGCTGCAGGTGAATCAGCGTAATGTTCGGGCGCTGGCTATCGCCGATCTGCAGGGCCGCGATCGTGGCGGTAGAAAGCGGAATCAGGGAAGCGCCGTTCGTGGTAAGTTCGGAACGCGCGCCGTTCTGGTTGAAAACGATATTATAGTTATCGCCGATCTTGCTGACGGTAACGCCGCCCGCCGAAGTAATCGAAGCCAGGGCATTAAGCGCGGCCTGGACAACCGCAGCCGTAGCGTTGAACGCAAGCGCGCTGGTCGTGTTGCCTTCAAATGAGATCGTCCAGGTTCCAGCCAGCGGGCTTTCATCGATCGGGCCGACCGCAACGCGGATACCAGGCGAACCAGGCCAGGCAAGTTCCTGGCGCGGGTAGGCGGTAACGCTGGTATCTTCGACAAGGTAAAGTTCGATCAGCGCCGAATCGCCCAGGGTAAATGTCGGGTTTGTGATCTGCGAAGTTCCCGCGAAGTTCCCGAAGGCCAGGCCGCTGCGCGGATTGATAAACAGTTTGATTGCGGAAGGTAGGGCCATAAAGGTTCGGGCTTCAAAGTTGCGATGCCGTCAAATGCCGCTGGTAGGATCAGGCTGGCGGCGGCGCTTCGACTTCATCGACAACGAAGCCGTTGATGAAATAAAGTTCCCTGATAGTCCCCTGGTTTTCCTGCGGAATCTGTATGTCGGCTGCTACCTTCAGCGTTCCGTCCGCGGTCGTGTCATCGATGACAACCTGCCAGGGAATATCCTGGTAGGGTTCGGGCTGCGCGCCTTCGGCTACCTGGAAGGTATCGCCCTGGAACTGTTCCCAATTATAAAAGTTATCTGGGGTCGTGTTATAATAGGGATAGTTCGGGATGTTCGCAGCCTGCTTAATCCGATCGAGTTGAATCTTCGCGATCTTAACGCGGCCTTTGATCTTATAGCCTTTGTTCCAGTAGCATAGATCGGCCTTAACCTTCAACTGCCAGGTCGAAGTATTTGAGTAAAAAATGCCGTCAGCGTTCTGGGCCTGCGGCTGCCACATAAGGCGCGCGTAACCAGAACCATCGGCTGCAACGGAGTTAACCCCTAAAAGATCACAATGGATATTGTAGGCCGACATCGAACAAAGGATCGCGCCCTGCATGATCCAGCCAGGATAGTAACCCCAGCGCCAGGGTTTGAATTGTTCGGTCGGGTAGAACTTCAGATCATCGAAATAAACCGCGCTGCTTTCCAGCGAATCAAGCGGCCTGATGATTGTCCTGGGTTTTGTAGCAAGTTCTTCCTCCGTTGTGTCACAATGATCGGGCGGCGGCTGGTCGAAATAAACAGTCCAATCCTGCGTTACGAACTCACCTTTGCCAGCGCCTGCCGTGTTACTATAAAGATCGGTAGGATCGGTAAGGTTGAACGGATCGGCTGCGATGTAATAAACGATTTCGCTGCGCGCATCGATTACATTACAAGACCAGAAATTGCGGTAAGGTTGCAGCGTGATTTCAATAGCGGGCAGTTGCGCGGCGGTAGCGCTGCCCAGGTTCGTTCCCTTGGCCTTCGTGATCAGGTAGGTAGGGTAAGCCGTGAAGTAGGAATTAGCGCCGCCGCCGTAGCCTTCGCGCGCTGGGGTTTCATCGCCTTCGTTGGCCTGGCCTTTGTCGGCATCGGCTTTGCTTGTCGGGCTGAACTTATGCTTTGGATCGCGCGCATCCTTCGGCGCGTTCTCTTTGCCCAGAACGCAGAAGCAGGCGGCGATGCGATGGGGAACGCTCATCAGATTCGGCTGAACCAATATTCCAGATCATCGCCGCATTCAAAGCGCTCACCCCATAGGCTGCCGCTGACCAGGTTTGAAACGGCATAGGTCTTAACGCCGCTGCCCGCTTCGGTCGTTACCGTGATCTTCGCCAGGGCCAGCCGCGCAACGGAAGCGGTAAAGCCTGGAACGGTCGTGCCTGTCAGCAGCGCGATCGTTGGAGTTCCAGCAGGCCAGGCAGGGTTAGCGCCGCCCGTGGCGGGAACGGTCAGGACAACCAGGCTTGTCGCGGTAGGCGCTGCCAGGTAGGCGGCTGCTTCGCCGACCGTAGCGCCGTTGACGGTAGGGAAAACATTGTTGAAAGTTCCCGCGTTGATTCGGAAAACCGTGTTGCCGCTTTCATCGCTATCTTCGTAAACGAAGAACGGCAGCGTTTCCTTATAGCGCGCGATCGTGTCGATCGTGAGCGAAGAACCGCCAGAAGCATTACTGAAGGTATAACCAACGCCTTGCTGCAGCATATGTTCGCGCGTCAGTTCTGACGGGTATAAACCAGGTTATGATAGCCGCCTGGGCTTAACCTGATCGTGAAGTTGATTTTATACAGGTGCGCGTATTTCTCATAACTCAAGCCCGTAAGCATAGCAAAGCGATCGTGGTAGTTGCTAATCTTCTGATAACCAGCGGGAATAACTACATCCTCCAGGCCTGGCATTTTCTGGAAAGTTTTACCGACCATATCAACGCCGTTCTGAACTTCGGCTTTATTCGATGAATAGAAAGTTGCCGTAATCTGGCTGTCAGCGGAAAGGAATGATTTGACCCCTACCAGCGCGAACTGAACGGCCTGGGCTTTGGTTTCAGGGAACGATTGCGTAGCGGTATCCCAACCCTTCGGCTTAAGAACCTTAACGAAATCCTTATGCGCCTGGATCGGCTGCGTTCCCGTGATCACATCGCCCTTAACCTGAATCTTCGTTCGATCGCCCGTTTCGATTCCGACATATTCGGAAATAATCTGGGCAAACTCACCCTTAACAATTGTATAGGTAGAACGATGGCATTTAAGCCTCCCATCTTTGGGGTGGGCTTCGCCCGTCTTTGGCGCTTTATTGGCCGCGCTATCGGCTGGGCAGCGGAAGGTTAGCCGCGATGTAAGCAGGCCGTAACCATCGCCTTCGATAGTCCAATCAGGTTGAAGTTCCAGGCTGCTTACGCTGCCCTTTGTGATAACACGCGCCATAAAGTTTAAACGGTATAGGTTCCCGTAACAGGGTTGTTGATCGTGAAGTTTGTAGCGGGAACTTCAGGAAGGGTTTTGACATTCAACTTCTGCAGTTCGATCAGGATTTTCTGGCTGATATCCAGGTTAGCGGCCTGGTAGTCGATGCCGCTGGTCATCGCTTCGCCTGCCAGCGCGCCGCCGATATCGCGAAGGCTGCTGCCCGTGAACTTGACGGGTTCGGCTACGGCCTTGGCCTGCGCGTCCAATGCTTTGCCAAGCGCGTCTTTGTCGGCCTTGGCCTTCTCATCTTCCTTCTTCTTCTTTTCCTTCGCCAGATCGGCGGCTTCCTTTTCGGCTTCGTCCAGGGTATTAAGTTCGATCTGGTCGGCTTCTTCCTGGCGCTTGGCTTCTTCCTTCTTATCGGCTTCGGCCTTCGCGATCGCCTGAAGTTTGTCAGCGGCTTCCTTATCGGCGGCGGATTTGGCTGCGGCTTCGGCGGCCAGGCGCGCCTTTTCGCGGGCGGCGTATTCCTTAATAATCAGATCGCGTTCCTCATCGGTTAGTTTGTCCTTAACATATGTATCTGCAACGCGCCTGCCGCCTTCGTAATTGATGCGCTGACCGTAACCTGGAAGGATCATTGAACCGCCGCTTTGCTTCCGCATTTCTTCTTCGGAAAGGGTAGGGAAAAGTTCTTTCATAACTTCCCTGCGTCCCTGTCCCTGCGGGCCTTCAAACATTTTTTCGCGCGCCTGTTCCCTGGCCTTGCCAACCTTTTCCTTAAGTTCCGTTTTCTTCTTTTCCATTTCCGACTGACGAAGAATAGCGGCTTCTTCTTCGGTCAGCACATCGCTGGCATCGGTATAACCCTGGGTAACTTCCTGGGCTTTGCGAAGGATCGGAATCAACTTTTCAACGCCAGCGCCCAGCAGGCCTGACGCGATCTTAAACTGCGTAGCATCGTCCGCGCCCGTTGACATAGCGCGGCCCAGGCGTTCGATGACTTCGATCGGCTTGATAGCGCCCGCCGCGATATCTTCGGCGGCGAATCCCAGCGCCTGCAGCGCCTTTGCCTGGCTGCTGGTAGGGTCTTTGGCCGCATCGATAGCCTTGCGAACATCGACATAGGCCTGGGCAACGGCATCAATCCCAACGCCTGCGTTTTCGGCTGCGCTTCCCAGGCGCTGATATTCGTCAACGCTGATGTTTAGCGCCTTCGCCTGGTTGGGAAGTTCAGAACCGAACTTAACCGCTTCCGCGATCTTCTGCTTATATTCCTCGATTGCGCTGCCGATCGCGCCGATGCCAGCCTGGACAAGCGCCATAGGGCCAGCCACGCCCAGCGCCATTTTAGCCAGATCGCTACCGAAGTTATTGATCTTCTTATTGACGGTATCGACAACCTTTGAGGTATTGTCGCGCGCGTTAATTGAAAACTCCAGGCTGTTACTCATTTGGTTTCGGGCTTTCCCCTACAGTTGCCGAACCGTCAACCGCGCCAGGCTGCGGAAGGCTGGCGATCAGTTCTTCGTCATCGGTAGAAAGGATATCCATTTTAGCGCCGCCCTGGATCGCGAAAACCGCCGACAACCAGATCGCCTTCGCTTCGGGCATTTGCATCGCTTCGCCGTAACTGATGCCGTTTTTACATAGCGCGGCAACGACCGACAACTGCCAGGGAACCGTTCCTTCTCCTCCCCTGGCGCTATCCTTTTTTTCGTAGAACTTCGGCCAATCCTTATGCGTATCGATATGCGCGACAAAGGCGCGGCAGCCTTCGGCGAATAGTTTTCTATTCAGGGTAAGGCGCAGCATAAGCCAGCGGTCGGCCCAGGTAGGTTCGCCGAACTGTTCTTCCGCGCAAACCTTCAGCCCGATAATCAGATCAGAAGGCGTAATCTCTTTATCGGCTTCAAGGAAAGGCGATTCGATAGCCTGCAGCCAAATCCTATGCTTGATGCAGAAGGGTAAAAGAACGCGGCCCAGAACATTGGTTCGGGCCGCTATCAGGTGAGCGTTAAGAAATCTGCGATCGGCCATAACCTGACCGTAGAGCCAGGCTTCCGTTAGGCAATACCTTCGTAATCAATCGCCGTAATGCTAACGCGCATATAACCCTTCGCTTCGCCGCGTTCTTCTACGGTCTGGATAAATCCGCTAAAGGCGATGCCGTTGCCCGTGAAGGTAAGCGAATCGCCAGGCGCGCCAGAGTAGGCGGTCGGAACCAGGCCTTCGACATTAAGGGTCGTGCGTTCGTCATACATCTTAACGCCGATCACAACCCCAGCAGAGTTGGTAACTTCATCCGAATTGGCAAAGGATTTGCTAACGGTATAGGACTGCACCGTTAAGCCCGTAATAGAGCCGTTAATGCCGTGAATATGCGCGGTGCCTTTGGTTACAGAAGCCATCGAAGTTAGTTGTTATAATTGCGGGCCTGGTCAAACGGCGGCCAGGACAACCAGGGTTTCAAAGTTTAGCGTAGTCATAAAGGCCCGATCGCCGCGCCCTTCATCGATGCTGCTGGTTTCGATGTAGTAGGCTGACGCATCGCCGATAGCGGCGAAGGAAGCCTTAACGCCTGCCTGGTTTTCCAGGCGGCCCTGAACATTCTGGCAGGCGGTTCGATGCGCCGACAGGCTGCCGCTATCGATCTGCGTAAAGACCCCAACGCTGACGCGGCAAAGGTAATTGCCCAGGCCTTGCGCCAGGCCAGGCGGCGGGCCAGCGGATTCGCAGGCAACGATAATGTTATCTGGCTGGTCGATCTTATCGGCCTGCGCGGCTGCCCTGACCTGATAGCCAGCCAGATCGGCTTCGCCCTGAAGGTTCGCGACCAGGGCGGTTTCGATGATATCCAGAATAGATTTAGTTCCCATAAAGGTTAGGCCTGCTTCTGGCCCGTGTTGAATCGGTCGGCTGCGATCTTCTGGAAGTGGCCGATGCGCGCGCCCATTTTTCCAGATCGAACAAGCAGAACTTTGGTAGCGGTATCAGCCCGCGCAGCAGCGCCGAAGATATTGCCGATATCGTTCTTAACAATAATGTTCAGGCGCTTATCGCCTGGGGACAGGCTGCCAGCGGCGGCAAGTTCAGCGCCGACAATGTTGACCTGACCGTGGCCTGATGCGTGGCGCGTGATCCAGCCAGGCAATCCCTTAATGCCAAAGTTCTTCGGAACGCCGTTGATAACAGGCCTGCCAAGTTTAGCGATAGCGGTAAGCCAGCCAGCCTTCATAAAGCCAACGCGCTTCTGCCTGGTTTTGATGTAGGATTTGATTTCGCGTTCGGCTGCGATCTTCTGATTCGCTGGATCGCGTTTGGTTGAAGGCCCGTTGTTGCGGCGAATGCGACCGCGATAGAAGTTCCGTTCGCGGTCGTGCGCCTGCTTGATGCCGTCAGCCGCTACCAGGTTGGCTGGGCGATAAAGGAAAAGGTTGCGGGCCTTGGCATAGGCGCGGGCGAAATCCTGATCGTCATACAACTTCTGCAGGATTCCTTCCTTCGGGCGCTTGCCCGCTTTCCATTTGGCAAACTTGTTGCCGCTGCCCGATCCAGGCGCGACAGCCGCAGCCAGGCTTTTGCTATCGGGAACGATGACCGCGCGAACATCGCGATCGACCGCAGCGTTACCCCAGGTTTCCGCGATCTTCTTATCCCCTTGCCCGCCTGCGCTGCCGTCAAGCGGCGGCGAATAAACCATCGCTTCGCGGCAGGTAAGCGCGGCTTCTTCCTTCACCAGATCGACAAGCGCCTGGCCCGTTTGCTTTGCGTATGCAGCGAAAGAATCAGCCAGGCCTTGCTGTAGGGTTCGATCAAGTTCGATACTAAAGCCGCTGCGGCTTGTAACCAGCGGGCTTATCGCGCTCATCGGAAATTATCCGCGTCCTGGGTAGTCATTTGCAGCCAGGCCGTTCCAGGCTTATGGCTGAAGCCGACAACCCGCAGGCTGCGCCCGTCAAAGGTTATGGTCTTGCCGATCTGCATATGCGTATTCGCAGCCAGGGCGGCAGGCGTTGCTGGAATCCGAACGGTAACGCTGACCACATCGGATAGGCCGCCAGCCGCGAAGGATTGGGTAAGGGTAGGTTCGCCGACCGTTGCCAGGTAGTCCGTTCCGTTGACCGTTACGGTTTGCCCGATCTCCAGAACGATTGCCTGGGCATCGGCAAGCCAGGCGGCTGACAGGGCGCTATCCATATAGTTGCAGCCAGGGACAAACGACCAGGCGCGCCCGCTGGCTGCCCTGGCTTTGCCGCCTGGCTGGCCCGTAGCGGCCCGTTCCCTGGCTGGCCTATGCCTATCCCTACCCCAACCAGCCAAGCCCGCCAGGAAGGCAGGCACAAAAAAGGCCCGCCTGGTTAGGGCGGGCCTTGTGTTTAGGATCGGAAGCAGCGCGGGCCTTCGGTATCGAAATCGCCGTCAGCCCACAGCCTGCCGAGTTCGCTATCGTCAGGACTACGGGCGGTAGTCCAGGCGAAGCCGACAGGCTTACCGCCGTCCGTTATATCGCCGCCGCGCTTGTTCTTTCCCAGGCTGACCGCGCGGCCTGCCGTGGAAAGTTCCCAGGTTGCGTGAAGTTCGACCAGATCGGCCAGCGCCTTGCGGGCTGCGTTCTGTTCGGCTTCGGTAGCCTTCGGGTTGCGGATTGCCTGCCAATAAGCCTGAAGGGCCATTGTCGCGGCGATGATTCCGTTCGTGTCATGGTGAACATCGAAGCGGATCGGTTTCGGTTTGCGTTGTTTCATTTGCGTTTTGGTTTTGTAGTCCCCGCTTGCGCGGGAAGGGGTTGTCAAAGATCAGAGTTAAGTTGCCTTAACTTCTGACATACTACTTCAGGCCTGCGCCGTTGTCAAACTATTTTATTTTAGCCGATCAGCGCGGGAAACAAAAAGGCCCGCCGAAATGGCGGGCCTTTGAAACGAACCGCTTTGCAGCGATTAGTCGTAGATACGAATAGCAGCGGTCGAACGGCCAACGCCAACGCCGAAGCGGATGCTGGCGGTAAGGCGAACGATGCCATCGGTTCCCTGCGCCTTCAGCACCTGGACAGAAAGGCCAGAAGCATCGACAGCCTGGGAAACTTCACCAGGGAACATCGAGGCATTCGGCAGGGCCATCGCAACGCAAACGGCATCGCTGCCAAGCGCCACGCCGCCCAGGCCAGCGCCCAGATCAGGAAGATCGGTGAACTCAAAAACATTAAAGCCGCCAACCTGGCCGATTGCGCCCGTAGTAACCAGGGCATTCGGAACGCCAGCGCCAGAGAACGGGGCGGTAAGAATAGCGGCCTTGCGAAGCGCGCCAGCATACTGCGAATTGACGATCAGGCCGCGAACATCGCCAGCCTTGGCAACATTCAGGTCGGTGTTCAGATCGACAACATCGTTATAAGAAAACGAATTGAAGGCGATACCAGCCTGGGCAGCGAAGTTAGCCTGGGTAAAGAGCGCGCCGATATCAGCGTGAACCTTCGCGACAAGTTCGTTGATGGCCTGGGGAACGAAGGCGTTGACCATATAGGCTTCACCATATTCGGCCAATTCGTCAGGGCTAAAATCCTTCGTGGAATGCAGGTGCTTAAGGGTAACGGTCTTGGCCGTGATCTGGGCGGCAGAAGATTCGTGATAGCCGCCAGCGGACTTATCGAACTCCTTGGCAGCGCCGCCACCGATCAGGCTGACCTGCATCGTGCGGCCGACCGCGGTCGGGGTGAGGTTAGTGGAGAAACCAGAGATCACGCCCAGGCGGCCCTTAAGGCCAGCCAGAACCTGCTCGGAAAGAACGGCGGGAGCCGCGGCAATCGTGTTCGACATATTAGTTAATAATTAGGGATTGGGAAAAAGTTTAGCGGACGGCGGTAAGAACCGCGCGGTTGGCCTGGAAGAAGGCGGCCTTTTCAGCGCCAGGCTTCATAGCCAGGAAGGCCTTGCGGATATCTTCGGCGCTGGCTTCAGGCTGGGCCTTGGCTTCGTCAGCGGGCGAAATGGCGGCAGGCTTGCAGCCGACCGATGCGGCGATCTTCGCGGCTTCTTTGCTGGCGCTGATCTGGCCCTGCATCGCGGCTTCGATCTGCTTAAGCAGTTCGGCCTTTTCGGTTTCCAGGGCGGCAAGCGCAGCCTTGGCTTCGGCAGCAGCCGCAGCGTTGGCTTCGGCTTCGGCCTTCACGGCAGCCAGGGCAGAATCATTATCGGCAACCAACTTTTCAAAGTTTGCCTGCAGATCGGAGCGTTCAGCGATAGCGGCGGCAAGGGCAACCTTGGCCTGGGTAAATTGTTCTTCGATTGAAGCCATAACTTTGCGGCTACGGTCAAACGCCTGGGCTTCGCGATCCAACTTTTCAACCTGGCGCTGCGCCCAATCGGCGGCGTTCATAACATCTCCAGAAACGGAACCTCCCCAGATAAGCCAGGCAACCGCGCCCGCGCCTGGGAAATCTTCGTTGCCTGGTTTGTTCTTCGGCGCGTCCAGGTCTGGCTTATGCCTGGCGAACCAGGCAGGCATTCTGCGAACTTTGCTTTCGGTCGTGTATCCGCGCGCGAACTCCCTGGCTTCTTCCAGGGTCTTATCGGTCAGGCCGTCCCCGCCTTTGCCTTCGCGGTTATAGTCCAGGCCGCGCTGCGCGTTATCCTTCAGCCAGCCTGGAACATCGATGGGCATAGTTACTTGATAAGCGCGCCAGGGATAACCCAAAGTTTGCAGATCGCGTTAGGGTCGATATCCCCTTCGACCAGGCTGCAGCCGCGCGGGCCGCGATAGAAAACGCAGTTCTGGCAAATCAGGCCCTGTTCAACGAACGGGCTGGCTTCGACATAATGCGCGCCGTCAGGCCCGCTGGTCTTATCGAAATCGCCGAAGGTTTCCGCGATGCCTTCCAACTCATCGGCAAGGTAACGCTGGCGGGCCGTCAGTCCGTCATCGGCTTCGGCTTCGGGCTGCATCGGTTCGGCTTCCTGGGCGGCGGCTTTGCTGGTCAAGCGCGCGGCCTGGGCCTTCGGCTTCTTCGCGCTGCGGGCGGTCGTGCCTTCGGCAGCCTTGATCGGGCCGCCTTCCAGGGAAGCCAGCAAATCCTTAAGGCTGGGAGCCAGGCCCGTTACAATGTTCTTCGCGGCGGCAACCTTGCCCTGCATCGATTGGCCCTGCATATCTTCTTCTTTAACCAGGCTGCGCTTGAGTTTGATAGCGGCTTTGAAATCTTCGGCGATCGCGTTAACTTCGGCCTGCAGATAAGCGGCCTGGGTTTCGGTCAACGAAGTTCCTGGGATTCCCATAGCCTTCAGCGGGCCGCTGCTGATCACAACGGGCTTGATCCCAGCAGCCGCAGCGGCGGCGCTTTGATCCATAAAACACATATACACGCCGATCGAACCGACCGAAGCGCTGCCCGATACCAGGACGCGATCGCTGGCCGCGCCGATCCAATAGGCCGCGCTATTCATCGAACCAGAAGAATAGGCAATCGTTTCGATGCCAAGGCCGCGAATCTTATCAGCCAATTCTTCAACCCCTTCGGTCGTGCCGCCGTCAGAATTGATATCGAACACGATGCGCGCAGGCTTCGCGGCAACGGCCTGGTCAATCCAATCGCTGACGGTTTCAACATCGGCAGCGCCAAGGGCATCGATAGGAGAGAGGCCTTTGCCGATCATCCCATAAATGGGAATAACGAAAGTAGAACCAACCGCGTAAGGCTTCGGCGCTGGGCCGAAGAACTGCGCCAGCAGATCGGTAAAGCCGTGTTTCTTTACGGCTTCGATATGCGCTTCCGCGATTGAGTAATCAACCAGGAACGGGCGGTTCGCAGAAATGGCTTTGATAAGGGAACGCATAAAAATTAGGCAGCGGGCTGATCGGTCGGCTGCGCAGGATCGATGCCCTGCATCGCAACTTCGGCGGCGGTCGGTTTGCCTTCGCCTTCCTGAAGCCAATTAAAGCCAGGCTTGTATAGCGTCCAGGTAGGGATTCCTTCCTGCTTCGCCAATTCAAACAAGAACTTAAAATCCTTCGCGCGCTTCGTGGCTTCGTGGCGAAAATCAAGACCCCTGGCCGCATATAGTTCGCTCATCGATAGCAGGCCGAGTTCTACATCGGCGCGATCGTTCGCGGCTTCGCGGCCTGCGTCAACGGTCAGGCGCTTCGGGGTAGTCCAGGAAACATTAGCCCAATCGCCTTCGGGCAGTTCGCCGTTGGCAACGGCCCATCCGATACAGAATCCCCAAACTTTTTGGCATAGTTTATCGATCGCTACCGATTGCCAGCGGCTGAATACGCGGTCGGCCTTCGCTGTGATCAGGCGCACCCCGCTGCCCGAAATAGAAGAAGGATCGCCGACAAACTCATAAGGCAAAGTTCCGCGCAGAATATCTGCCTGGATCGATTTTAGGAACCCAGCAAAAACGGGCGAAGGGCGATTTGATGCCAGCGAAGTTAGGCTTTCGCCAGGCTCCAAAGCCAGAAGTTTGCCGCCCATTTTGGACGCGACAGATTCAAGATTGCTGCCGCCGCTGCCCTCAAGTTCGGCCTTCATATCCTGGGGAATGAATCCGCCCGTTTTATTCAGGACGCGCGTAACATCGGCATCGTTGCGAACGGCCAGCATTTCCAGGCGTAGCAGTTCATCTTCCGTTTGGATATCGCCCCAGGAATGCTGCAGGATCGGAAGCCCGCGCGAACCGCTGGCCCAATCAAGTTCGGCGATATGGCAAACGGAGTCAGCGGGAAACAGGCGGCTGCTGTTATCGCCCTGAATAATATTGTATCCGACCAGGCGGCCTTTGCCATCGAACTGAACGCCGTCAACCATCCCAGCAGGGATCGGCTTGCCGACAGGGTTGCCAACGCGGTGCGCTTCGATAACCTGCAGGCGCGGCCTGCCTTCATCGATTGTTAGGATAACGAAGGAATCCCCATCGCGCAGCGCGCCGCGAAGAACGATGCGCTGGATATCGTAGAAGGAAAAGCGCCCGCAGGTAGAAGCATCGGCAGCCCAGGCCTTGAACCAGGCTTCATAAGCCGCGCCGATATCGGCTTCGGCTGCGCCGCTTTGCGGCGTGATGCCATCGCCTACGCAGTAAAGAACATAGTCGTTAAACACCTGGCGAACCAGGCCGTAATTCCGTTCGCCGTAGCGAATCCGCTTAATCATTTCCAGGCGGTCGGCTGGCTGGTAATCAACGGAGAAATCCGCAGCCTGGCCGTAGATAGCAGCGCGGTTGGAACTGAACGCGACCGATCCAAAGGATTGGCTGCCAGCAGCCTGGGCCTTCAAAGGCTTAACGGCTGCGGTCGGCTTAAGTTTATCGGCTGCGGTTTTCTTCGGCATAAAGTTTTTCAGTCCTGGTAGTTGCTCCAATCGGTTCGGATAACGCGCGATTGCGGCTGCCCGTGAACATCAGGATTGAGAAGTTGCAGCGCATACATCGCTTCGGCAAGGCGTTCCTTCGCGGGCATAACGATCTGCTTCCCGACAGAAGTTCCGCTGTCAGAATAGTTTGTAATGACCGCGCCGCCCGTAACTTCAGCCAAAGCCTTCGCCTTGATTGCCAGAAGTTCCGCTTCGGAAAGCCCGATGAAAACGCCGCTGATTGCCATATCGTTGCGAACCAGGTCAAATAATTGGGCGGCTGCTGGCCCAGCCCACAACCCAGGCGATCGACCAGCGCCCAGAAACTAAACCAGCAGCCGTTAAATATGCGTTCTGCGTCAACCGTTCGCATTGTCAACAGGGGAACTATCCGCGATCGCTTCGGCGGTTTCGGTCGCTTCCCTTCCGATTACTCCCCAGCGAACCGCCAGGATCAGGCCCATCAGCGCGCAGTCGAAGGCGTGATTACCAACCTGGCGGTTGGCATCGGGTAGAATCCAGATCGGCTTACCGCTGCGGCTGTCGGTAATGCGAACTTCGGCAGTTAACTGTTTTACATATTCTTCCGAAACATCGCGCGCGTATGTATGCAGGCGGCGATTGCGCAGGCCCGTAAGGAAATCCTTTGCAGCCAGGTTGGAAAATACGATCAGTTCCGCGCGCTCCTTCAGGCCTGGAACAATAATCCTTTGCTTATCGGAATAGAACCGCCGCGTAGTTTTGCCCTGCCCATCGCTTACCGCGAAATCTCCCTGGCCTGAACCGCGTAGCGCCTTCCAGCCGCGTTTAGCCGTTTGCGCGTAAACTTCCTGCGTATTGTCCCCGCTATCAGCGCCGACCAGGGCGCGCGAAACCTGATGCGCTTTTGCCAGATCGTCCAGGCCGTTCCAGGTATCAACCTTGCCGAACCAGCGCAGGCGGCTGCTTCCGTTCCTGGCCCAACTGCGAACTTCAGCCCAGAAGAAACCGCGCTGGCAATCGATTGCCAAGGTTCGGAACGGAACGGAATGTTCGGGAATGCCGATCGTGCTATCCGTGATCTTCGCGGTTGGCGTGATCCAGGCTTCGTTATTCCAGGTATCAGCCAGGCCGTAATCGCCCGCTTCGACAAGCGCGGTCATCGTGCCGCCTTCTTCTGCCCAGGGCTGCGCAAGGCGCTTCTGCTTCCAGACCATCCGCAAAGAATCATCGCCATATGTCTCCCAGGATTCCTTTGCTTTTAGCGCCCGAACTCCCTCCTTTCCCCAATGGGAATTGATGAGGCAGTTCCAATGCAGCCCGACAGTTCCCCAATTTGCAGCCTTCGCGGTAGCCTTGAAACCAGCGCCGCGCGCAGGATCGTTCGCGACAGCCCGAACGCCTGGGCTGTCCTTAAGCCGAACGCGGCAGTTGCAGCATTCGTAAGTTGTGCCTGCTTCTACCTTCTGGAAATCCCAGATTCCGTTAGCCTTCGCTTCTTCTGGGAACCGAACGAACTCCCAGCGCCAGGGTTGTAAATGATTGCAGGAAGGGCAGGCGAAATGCCATTCGCGTTTGTCCGATCCGTTATAAAGCGCGCTGAACTCATCGTTAGTCCTGCCGCCCTGGCCCATATAGATCGCGCGGCCTAACCAACTGAACGCCTGCAGGCGCGCGGCTGCTTCGGCCAAATGCCCGCGCGGGGCCAGCCAGGCTTCATCGACTATAACGGTTCGCAGCGATAGGCGCTGCAGATTGTTTTCGTTCCAGATTCCGCGACAGTAAACCGTTACGCCGTTCTTAAAATCGGCGGTCGTTGATTTATCGTTGTCCCCGTCAGATAGCAGCGCCTGGACGGGCGGGCAGTTCTTCCATAGCGGGCGAACATATCGAAGGAAAAAATCTTTCGCTTCTGGATCGTTTGCCTGCAGGGTCATCAGCGGGCCTGGCGCGTTGACGATCTGCCAGGCCATATAAACGCGCTGCAGCAAAGATTTGCCTGATTGCGTAGCAGCCAGGATAACGGCAACCTTCGTTTCAGGATCGCAAAGCAGGCGCAGCGCTTCGGCCAGCCAGGGAGTTCGCGACAGGGAAAGCCGACCGCGAACGGGCGAATCTGGAACTTCCAGAATATTGGCTTCGGCCCAATCAACGGGATCGCCTGAATAGTTCGGGCGAATGACGGCCTGGCCCGCAGCCAAGATAGCGGCCTGCTGATCGTTCATCGGCGGCGCGGCTTGTGCAGCCTATCCAGGTCTGCCTTGCGGAAATGCTGGGCTGGCTTCGTGCATCCGATGTTAGCCGCGATGCGGAACAGGCGCGGCTTCAACTTGCGGCGCGTAACCATATTGTGAACGGCCTGGACGGTAAGGCCTGCGCCGTTGGCATAGTCGCGCATCGAAACCCAGCCCGCTGGGATTCGGTCGATGCCTTCGGACTGCATCGCCTGGCGCGAAGCCAATGGATCGGTAAAGCGCCGCGCTGGTCGGTAGATATAGGCCAGCCCGTGTTTGCCGTTTTCGTGCAGCGTATGGATAACCTGCCGTTCCATATAACCGCGATCGAATAACTGCTTCGCAAGATTGCTGGTAGCGTTCAGCGTAAGCAGCCTAAAGATTCGCCGCAGTTCGTGCAGATCGAACCAGCCTTTCGGCTTCTGGTCTTTGCCCGTCAGCGCAGCCAGCAGGATAGTCAGGCCTTTCTTCATTTGCGCTTCGGTTGCCATAGTTTGAAATCCGTTTGGAAAAACCAGCGATCGCCAACCTTATGGCATAGCCAAATCTTCCAATCATTCCCCTGGACATAGCCCGCAACCCAGCCGCTACCCCAGCGGCTTGTTCCCAGCCTGGCGCTTGCGTAGCCTGGGGATTTATCGCATAGGCAGCCAGCGCTGAAGGCCTGCCCGCCTTTGTCGCGCTGCAGCGCTACGGATTCCAGGCGATGAATATGCCCGCAAACCAAAGCGCCGCCAGCCTGCGCGTAATGCTGGCCCTGCAGGCTGACCGCGTTAAGCCCGTGTGCGTAGCCGTGAACGAACGCGATCGGCCCCAGGCGATGAACGCCGCGCGCGTAATGATATGGCAGGATTTTCTTCGCGCCTGCCTGGCGGGCTTCGCGGTTGATTCTGTCTTTGATATCCTGGCAGTAGTCGCGGATCAGCGCGCTTGAACTTGAGGTAATCAGGCGATCAAGGCGATGTTCGTGATTACCCCACAAATAAATATCAGGCTTATATGCCCGCAGGAAATCAATGCCCTGGGCCAGATCGTCAGCCAGGCTTTCGCCGCTTTCCGCATCGCCCGAACCGATGCCCTGGCGCAGCGCGCGCAGATCGAAGGCATCTCCCAAATGGATTCGCTGGTCAGGTTTGAAATCCTGGCAGTAGGCCAGCAGCGCAGCGATGCTTTCCGCGTCCCCGTGATCCCCGTGATTATCGCCGCAGGCAACGAACTTGATTAGTTTAGCGCTCATAAATTATCGGCCAAGTTCCTCCCTGATTTCGCGCGCCCATTTCTCCAGAACCTTGATCGCGGTTTCTGGCCTGTCCCCGTTGCAGGCTTCGGCGCAATCAAGCGGCAACTTGTCCAGGCGTGAAACAACCTTCGCCGTCCAATCGTTGATAACGGCTTCGGCTTCGGAAAGTTTGATATAGGTTCGCGCTTCCAGGGCGCGCCTAACTTCTTCGGCTTCCAGGGCGATCAGGGTCTTAAGCGATTGGTTATAGGCCGTCTGCAGCCGCGCCTGGTTGTTATTCCCTTCCTCGATAGCGGCCAGGTAAACATCGCGCGCCCGCTGAACAAGCCGCCTATGCTGCTCAAGCGCGCCGCCCAGGCTGTTATCGGTCAGGCCTTCGATATTGGCAGGCCGCGCGGCAGGGATCGGCGCTGGCTTCGTTCGGCCTGCTTCCCGTTCTGCGCGCCAGGCCTTCGCCGCTTCAACGCTGGTGTTCGGCATTCCTTCCTGCGCCAACTTCGCGACATAGCCTTTCGATAGTTTAAGCGCCTTCGCTAATTCCTTCTGCGTTACCCTGGTCGGCTGATCGGTCATAATTGGAACCTTCCGTTAACAATAGTTTTAAGCATAGGTTTAACCGTGATGCGCGCGCCTGGATCGGCAGCAGGTAGCCTTCCTGACGGTTTCTGAACAGCGATTTGCGTTTTTTCCCCGTGGTGCGTGGCCCA